TTTCCTGTTCCGACACCTCCTTTCAGAACGCAGCCGTTGCGGATCTTCTTAACTGCTTTTGCCTGATGTGGCATAAGTGGTGGATTGGTGAACATCAGCGACCCCTGAACCTTCCGCGGCGAACTTTACCGCATCGAAGACACCGCCAGTTACACAGCCGAGCTCCGTTTGGCGAGTACTTACCCCAATCGTGAGTTGGGTACGAATCAAGGCACACCCACAATCCAGGACCTTGGCATCGTCCTGGATGAAGTACCGGGCAGTCATACAGCCAGCAAGCGTAACACCGAACAAAGGTGCAGTGACAGCCGTGTAGTTCCATGCAGTTAAAACAGTAATGCCTGTTTATAATTCTTATAATGCTCATAACCACCTCTTTTTCCTGCGGTTGCTCAAAAAGAATAGTGCCTGTTTAATCGAGCCGGGGGGCCATTTCTGACCACCCCGGCTCACATCTGTCACGACGGTCTTGGGAACCAGACAGATTTAACTAACGAACTAACTCGCCGGCGGTGTCTCTGAGACCTCGACTGGACCCGGCTGCGGCGTTGACGCCGTCAGGTCGTGCTGAGCCTCGTCCACGGCCGACGTGACCGTGCTCTCGACATCCTGCTCGGCCTCGGTTTCGGCCGTTTCCGCGAGACCTTCGCCCTGACCCCGGGCGTTGTGCCACGTGTTTTCCGCCAGCTTCTCCATGTCATGCATGAAGGAACCGAAGGTCGGATGCGAGACGGCCAGCTTCTTGAGATCTTCGAGTGTGTCCTGCTTGATGACGTCCAGTGGTGGCATTTTTTTCCTTTCATCGACGAACAGAACTTTACTGCCGTGGTCAAGATCGAATGTGTCTTGAGCCTTTTCGGGAATTTGATTTAGCTCATCAAGCCAAAACCTATCTATGCGAGACTGGTTCATAATTCTTCTTCATCAGCTAGAACCGGGACGAAGCCTGAAGGGTAGGGAGTTGACTCCGCCCCGGCAGCGAACTGGAAAAACAGAGTGGTTAACCCAGAATGTACTTCGTGAGGTATCGAGATACAGGCGCCTTTCTCAAGGAGTTGCATCGGCCGCTATATGCCAACGCTTGTCCAGGGGCACCGCATAAGCACCTCCTAATCTTCTGGAAGTTTGTAAACCAGAAGCTTTTTCTAGTTAAAGCGGGGTCTGGAACGTTGCCAGATAGGCGTTGACTTCTTTGAGTCGCTGCACGTAAACCTTACGGGCAGTTTCCTCGTCGCAGCCTTCCATGTCGAACTCGATGCCCGGATTATACAACGCCCAGTCGAGTTCTCGCCGGTATTCCAAAGCGTCGTGCTGACTGAGTTCCGCGATGTTGACTGTGGCGAATCCAGTTGGGTCAGCCATGGCTACCGCGGAATAGGTTCGTGACCACGCAAGGGTCCGCGTGTTCTGTGAGGGTTCTCTCCAGCTCCGTTCCGCTAGCCGTCGGGAGGTCGACGTCGCTGAACAATTCAACTGAACCGCCCAGCTGGGCAGCCTTCAGTCTATCGTAAGGCTGGCCCAGCACTTCGACCTGATCCCGGGTAAGAGCTTCGTCGGTTGGCAGGCATTTCGACAACCACATCTCGGCTTCTTTGATACACGCTTTAGCCTTCGCGCGTTCTTCGGACGGTTTGAACTCTTCTATGAGCTCGCGCATCCTGCCGAAATGATAACCCGGATTCATCATCTGATTCACCTTCTTCTGACTATTATGTAGCCCGGCGTTGTCATGTGCAGGATCTGGATGAGCATTGTGTTCAGCAGATTCCATCCGAGAAATACCCAGAACCACCAGGGCATAGCTAGATTTTGCCTGCGGGTGCAGCATTCTGAAGCCACATCTGGGCTTCCTCGAGCTTGGTCAGAGCTAGACTGCGCTCGCGGCTAGGCTCGTACTTGCCGATAATCTGATCATGCACAGCATCGAAGTTGACACCTGTATCCGGCATGCGAAGTTCTCCTATTCGCAGAGCTGCTTTTATTACGTATGATGACCAGTAATTGGCCTCAGGATCACCGTACTTCCAGTAGTCAGGCGAAATTTCGACCCACTGAAATCCGTAAGGCCATGACTGACTTTGGCGAACGAAGTCCCGAGCAAAATCGAGAGCGTGGTCCCCAAGAAATTCGATCTCAAGCGAATTTCTTCTGCCAACCTGGACCTTGTAGACACGGGCTTCCTCGATCATTGAGTCATCCCCGTACAGTGGTTTCCTCGATCATTGGGTCATCCTCGTCAGGATCGTCGGTGCAGTAGTCGAACCAGTCGTCTTTCTCCACTTCAACTGCGGCACCTTCGATCAGCTGATAATGCACGCACTTGTCATGCATAAGTCCTCCTTGATTCAGTCGTGAGTGATTATCTCACGGCCTTCTTTTGGCTTGGCCATTCCCAGCCAGAACCCGAGCTCGGCCAGCTTCTTGAGTGCTTCCTCGCGCCCAAGAGAATGATGGAAATCCATGATCGTGTTACGGAGTTCCCTGATCTTCTGTTCTGGATCGATGAATTTCGGCATCATTCATCCTCATCCGGTTCATCATGAGCCAGCATCGCCGCAGACGCGCTGTCGGGCACGTCGTAGTACTTCTGCTCGAGTGCGTCTTCCCGGATCGTGACGTAGATCGACTTCAGGTACGCTTTGACACCGGTCTTGCCGTTCACTTCCCATTCGTACGGCCGGATGATCATGTCGACGTCGACGATCTCAGCCCAGTCCAGCAGCGAGATCATGCTTTCGTCGAGCGGTGTTTTGCCGCGGCTGGTTATCAGCACGACACGCGGCGGCCGCTTGCCGTAATGAACACTCACCTCGAGTCGTGGCTGCGGTGTATCGCCTTCTTCGCGAGGCTGAAGGTATTTCACGTTCCAGCCATCGCCCAGCATCGCCTCAGCTTCGTCGTCCTTCAGCAAGACACTGAAGTTGCGTTTGCCTTTGGCATTGAAGCGGCCTTCTTCGCCAGAGAAATTCCGGAACAGAATCCGCCGGCCTTCGAGCACTACTGGCTGCAGCCGCTCCTCATTCAAGATGGCCAGCTCCGTCCTGGATTTCGATGTTGTCGAACTTCTTGTAGACGTCGAGGTATGTGAAGCCCCGTGCTCCGTCGTAGGTGACTTCGTAGTACATGCCATCAGGCAGTGTCGTGCTGATCAGGCATTTCCAGTTCTGCAGCGTCTTGCAGAACCAGACGACGTAGACCTCATCGAATGGCAGTTTGACTGCATCGGTTTTGTCCAGGTGTGTCGTGACATACTCGTAGACCCGCGTCCGGGCTTTCCTCTGGAAGCTTTCACGCGGTGTACTTGATGAGTTCTCAGCCTTCATAGCGGCCTTCTCAGCAGCCTGAAGACCACGTTGAGCATTTCCTGCTGGGCTTCGATGAATGTTTCTTGAGCTCTCATCATCGTCCCGTTGTCGTGACCACTCAGGTAGCGCCGTTGAGCGGTCACGAAGTCGCTTTGAGCGGTCACGAAGTACGTGAACGATTCGACAATGCCGGGAATGGGACTTTTCAGTTCGCCCGGCTGTTCGTTCTGGAGGTCGGGCCGCTGGTCTGTCACGAAGGCTGCTGAAGTCTTCGCGTTTCCCGCAGCCACTTTTGCCTCATTTTCGATAGGCATTCCATTGCTCATTTCTTTTCCTCTCCTATTGACTTCGGTCTGGCGTTATTTCTCCCGGAACCTCGTCACGACGTTTGTGAGCCGGCCCAGCAGTCTTGAAGGTGATTGAGACGCTGGTGATGAATCCGGTGTTGATCATCCTTTCCAGATTATGCCAATCACGAGGACCGATCCTGACATGCACCTTCCCGTCAACTACCGCGGCCTCTACAGCAATATGCTTCTTGTCGTCGATGTAGATTACCAGGGGAACCGTCGTCGGTTCAACTGAGAAGGCTTCCGGTCCAGGAAGAGCCCCTGGTTGAAGCTGATTCAGCATGTTCTCTAGCTCCGCCTTGGTGTGCTCCTCGGCCATGGCTTCTCCTATCCCCTGAACTGCTCGATGTCGCCAAACTTCGAGATGGCTTTGATCGCCGTGTCCACGAGTCTGCGGAAGTAGTTCATATCGATCGTGTCTTCCAGCCCGAGATCACGAACTGCTATTGCTTCTTTCCAGAAGTATCCCTTAGTTCCGGTGACTGCGTGGAATTTTCCGTCTTTTCCACGAAGCAGGACAGCTCCTCCAGTTCCCTCTTTGACTGGAACAAAACTCCCAGCACGGCCGACGAAATGCGGGTCGCCATCCCCAAAATCGAGATACATCGTCGCTGCCGTGACCGTTTTGGTTTCGCAGTAGTCATCGAAGTCGATTGCCTCCCCACTGAACAGAGTCTTGAAGACGTATGGATGCTGGAACTGTGCGCCCGTTGCAGTCCACGTTCCGTCTGGTCTCATGGCAACATACACGGCATCGTTCACAAGACAGAACTTTTTGTACGTCGTCTCGTGCTCGAATGTGTAACCGTATTTGCTGCCGAAGTTGGTAACGAAGTCGATGATCTCCTGCGTTGCACCAGGAATCTTGATCGAATCCGTTTTGATGTGCACCACCTGGAAGCCCTTATCCTGCACTGCATGTTTCAGGTCAATCATGAACAAAGCGCCGCGTTTTGCCGCGACGTTGTCTACGTTCCTTACATCCCTGAAGGGGTTCGGGAAGCTGGCGCCGGTGAGCCCGTAGACGATGTTGATGACGATCTTGAGCGCATCGGAGAGAGCTTTCGCGTCACTGTCTGAAGATGTATACGCTGCGCCGGAGCCACCGAGCATTCCGTTAGCTTCAGCGTAATCGCCACGTTTGATCGCAAGTCGCGCTGACGTGAGATTGTTATACACCTTCGTATAAGGACCAAACAGATCCAGAACCTTGATCGATGTGGGATGCATTGATGCCACGTCAAGGACCGCGACGTCCAAGTACATTCCGGGCTCGGAGTATACATATCCGCCTTCACCAGTAACCTCATCTCTGTACGTGCTGACACCAGCCTCGTACTTGTATCCAGGGAACTCCTTGGAGAGATCCGGATAGACAAATTTCTCTTGCGGATTGCGCTCATTGCCAAAGATAATCTTTGCTGTGTGACGCTGCGTTGTGTCATTCACAAGCAACCCACTGAGTTGTGCAAGAATGCACCGCGCGTTGTAATCGCCGATCCGGTCCTCGAACACTGCTTCCGTCGTGATGACATCGTTCGCGCAGTAGTCGACGACCTTCCCGATCATGTCGTCGGGCACCGGCTGATCCCACGGGATGCCGATTTCCAGATGGTTGAGACCCAGTTCAATCTGGAATCTCTTGAGACCGTGTTTGACTATGGAAAAGTCCCAGATGTCGGCCCACGACAAGTTGTACGCGTCGCCGAACATGCAGCTTTTCTCGTTTTCCACAATGCGCTGACTTAGCTTGAACAAGTCTAGTTCGCTATAGCCCATTATCCGGGCGTAAAAGATGTGGTTGTCATACCGCCGGTTGTTGAATCCTACAAGGCGGTATTTGGTCAGCTCTTCAATGTCCTGAGGTGACGGATTGACCATGCGCACGACTGTTCCGTCGCCACGGTATTTCCAGCAGACGACGAAGAGATTCGGGTAAACCTCTGCGTCGAAGAACACGAGCCGTTCGTCTGCCGGGTTTACCTCGGGTGACAGTTTGGTTGCATCAGCAGACGCGAACTGCATCGCCAGAACCTGCTTGACGCAGTAGACCGACTGGTTAGTCGATCCGTTTGCAAAGGCCAGAACACGGCCGCGCATGTCGGTTATGTCGTAGTTCATCCCTGAGTTCCACGCATCCTCAAGGATTTTCCAGATGAAGTCCACACTTGGTTTCGTGCCCGGATGAATTTCTTTCCGGAGGTTTCTCTCGATCAGGTCGCGAAGAGCCCTTTCGCTCTTCATCGTGTCAGAGTCAAGCACACGCCTCTCCTTCAGTGGCAGACCGCTGTTCAGCGTCGCGATCGGAGTCGTGCTGCAGTGGGTCAGACGTCGCCTTAGTGAAGCGTCGTCCGGGAATGTCTTGACCTCGATTCCCGGTGCGTAATCGTGACTCAGTGCGGAAACGTCTCCGTCGTAGACGTAATGAAGATGGATGCCTGCACCGCTCTGACTAAGTTCGGCGTATGTCGGAGGCCACCTACTTGCAGCCTCAAGATTCAGAGCCAGATTTTTCTGACCGTCATCGTCCCGCAAATCGAAATCGATGACTATGTATTGCAGGGGCAATTTGACATAATGGAGCTGACTTGGGTCAAGATCTGAAAGTTTCGTCTGGACCTTAGCCCAGAACTTACTGGGCGTTCCCTCACTGCTCGCGTATTGCGCGGGCTGCTGGGCAAGAAGATCGTCCAGCAGCGAGACGTCTTCGTTCAGTGCGATAGACGGTGGTGGCGGATCTGGAAGCTGAGCAACACCGAATTTCCCGGTCTTGAACCCAATGTACTGGTTCGTGACCTGGGTATTCTCAATGCGCCCACGATGGACGAACTCGTCGAAGTAGTTCCGGAGTTCGTCCCTGAACCGGCTCTGGTTAAGACGCCAGTCGAAGCTGCCTTCGTCACAGAATGTCTTGTAGAGTGCCCATGCCTGCTTCAGCGTTGTCCCGTTCTGGTTCTTGAACAGCGCGAAATGTTCCATCAGGAAGTTGTAGATCATGTCTGTCCTGATGATCATGTCTATCGGCCGGTAGCCGGAGTAGCGATTTGGCCCACTACTCCGGTAGACCTGCAGGCAGTGATGGGCAATAGCACCGAGCTCAAAACTCAGGCTTTGCTTGAGTGCCTCATATTCCACTGGATCAACGGTGTTCCCGGTCGGATGGACGTCGATCAGCCGCCGGATGATTCCTGATCTGGCGTCTGTGATCTTGACGGCTTGATTCGTTCCGATGAAGAGGAGCGCGTTGATCCGCGCTGTGTACGGCGTACGGTACTTGCCGTTGATGATGATCTCTTCGTGCGAGACGATCGAGTTGAGTCTTGTGTTGTCCTCAATCCGTGAAAGGTCACCGTCATGCTGAATCGCCACAAGTGGATTGCCACTGAACGCTTCCGTTGCAAACGCATTAGCTGATCCGGTGATCGCTTTTGCGTCGAATACAGCGACATATCCTTGGAAAAGCTGAGCGAGTATGTCGAGAAAGGTTCCTTTGCCGGTACCAGCGTCACCGTACAAAACGAAGAATTTCTGGATCCGCTTTCCATCGCCGGCGATGATTGATCCGATAGCCCACTCAAGTTTTTCCCTTTCGTCAGGATCGTAGAGCACATTTATCAGCTGCTCGTACGCAACGACCGGCCCGGCTTTCAGTTCGTAAGGCAGTTTCTTTGAGCTGAATTCTCCTTTCTTTGGCGGCGTGTCTGCGAAAGCCAGAACTCCGTCGAGTTGTGCGTCCGAACTAGGCAAGTTCGTCACATAACTTTTGAAGTCTTTCCACGAGTTGCTTTTGAAGCTGCTCATGGTCCTGACTGTAACCGGCGCGTCAATCTTCTCAGCACGGGCGTACAGAGCTTTGTCAACGAGGCGCTGGACTGCGAACTCGTCAGTGCTCCACAGTCCAGCCTCCTCATCCCACACCGCATGGAAGGAACTGCCATGAACGATCAGGTCTGAGGATTTGCGGACGACGAAATCTGGGTAAAGTTCTATCCCGGTCTTCGTCTCTCGTTCCCTGACCTGAAAAAAGTCCATTTACCGCCCCTCCCTTGCTCGTCTAGTACATGTTGTTTTCGGTCATGAACGCACCCATCTGGTACCAGAGCTCGACATGCCTCTGGTCTTTGTCGGTGCTGTTGAGCGGGAACAAACCACCGTGTCCCCGCGCATCATAGTATCTGTCGTTGAACCGGTTGAGACGCCTGTCGATTGTGGTTTCGATCCCAGGTACGCAGGCGTCGTCTGTGAGCTCTGCAAGATGCAAATTGTCCAGGAAAATCAGGAACCACTGCATCTCGGTGCGCTCGATCATGAAGTTGGCACGTTTTGCCAGTGCGATAAGCACTTCGAGAATCGTTGCGTCCGGAAGCAGCAGGTCAACTCTGCCGATCTCGTCCAGCTGTTTTTCCGAGGCGAACTCATCACGGAGTTCGGCCGCATCCCCGACCCGGTTGCTGTCGTGCGGCACAAGAGCTTTGAACACTTTCATGTGCATCCGCTGGCAGACATATGTGTAATTGCCGGCAGGCACATGCGGAACGCCGGGGAGGATGTACCCATAAAGCCAGGCGAAGTATCTCGTCTTGAAGAGCTCGTCTGCGTCCACGAGTGCTGTCATACCGGTCTCCCGTAGTTGAGAACGACTTCCGCATACGAACGGTTGTCGAGCACGATCTCGAAGAAGACGTCTAGTTCCGGATTGTGTACGTAGCAGATATGTGGGTCACCGGATATACCGCCGAAGCTGAGAGCATCCAGTTTTCCAACCGTTCGGCCGATGTTCTGTATAGGCTGATCGTGGTCGTCGACAAGGACCTTATCTGCTGCGTAATAAGTGATGGTGATGTTCGCCGACTCCGGCGGTGCTTCGGCGAATGCTTCGGCCGAAATACGGCGAGGTTTGCCAGAGCGTGAAGGCTTTGCCTCGTTAACGAAAAGGTTCTGTTCTGCAGCTTCGGCCTCACGGACAGCAAGCTCGTTTTCGCTGGGCAATCCTTCTTCTGGATCGATGGCGACATCCCCTGGCTGGATTCCGGGATCGTCAGTTCCCACGGCGGCTTTCCGGTAGTCTGTGTGATCGCTTTCACCGGCCAGATCGCCGTCTGTGGGTCCAGCAAAAGGAGTTCCGAGTTGCCGGTATGATCCTTTGAGCCGGTCGTTGTAGTCGGCCTTGATTGTCGCGACTTCGGCATCAAGTCGCTCTGCGTAAGAAGCAGCCAGATGACGACGGCACAGAAAATAACCTGCACCGCCGCCAGCAAGCAGACCGCCGACGACTCCGGCAGCAAGAGAAATGGCATCGATTTTCCCTCCTCTGAGGGTCTGGATCTTCATCAGATCGTAATCGGCCCATCGACATTGAAGTCGAGGAGAACCGTGTGCTCTAGACCGTTTACGAAAGCGCGATTGCACTCATCGCCGATCGTGTACAAGCCGAAATCCACGAAGTCATCACCGTCACCGTGCAGACGCCATCCGACCGTCTGGCCGGCCTGACTCCGTTCGAGACCCAGCGCCTCATAGACTTCGTTTAGAAACAGATAGCCGTAGGCTGTGAGCCGGTCATTTGCCCACTGCTGCTGCGCCCGCAAGAACATGAGATTGTACTCCGGAGTTTTGGTCCAGTTCGCCGAAGTTTCATCGAAGAATCTCGAATATGGCGACGGCAGCACGTCGTCCAGGTCGATGATCTCACACGCTTCGCCCTGTGCGTCGATGTCTTCCTTGAGCGTCTTCGCACGGCTGTAAAGCTCACGTTCCTTGTCGTCGCCGATCACCTCCGCCACACGACGCCGATATGCCTTGTAGCCTGCATCCAGAGCTGTGTACGCTGCGACGAGACTCGCCTGGCGCTTCATCATCATGCCGTGACCGGCGAGCACACAGACGATCGACGCCGATCCTGACGCGAGGACCGGCCAGTAGATTTCGGTCAGCTTCAGACTGCTCTTGAGATAGACCCTCGCGAGATCGCGCTGATAGTCGGTCCTATCAGCGGTTTGCTCGCTGTACGCCGTTTTGACTTCCTTGACGTCCTTGGAGATCTCAGGCAGCACATCCACGGCCTTGGCAGTTGCCTTGATGGTGAGCGCAGTGGTGACCGCGAAGCCGATGACTCCCGCACCAGTCAGAATGGTTGGCGCGTTCTTGTGCAGGAAGAATTTGCCCGAGCCGACCGCCCGGGTCATACCTGGTGCGAGTTTCATTACCTCTCCTGAGTCCTGGGTTAAATGAGGCACAAATCTTTTGGTGTGGGCACGTGTGTTTTTATTTTATCGCCCGGAATTACGTCGAGCTGATACCACAGGAGCTCGACTCCATCTTTGTCGCGGTAGGAAATCCGGGCGAAACGAATATGCTTTTTGAGCGGTACCTGCAGCCGGATATCGTCTCCAGATTTGACGAACACTTCAGGCTTGCAGTCGACTTCTATTTCGAGCAAATCCAGAAATGACACCTTGGCTTTCCTGATCTGATTCGTGATTATCACCCGTACAGCATGTTTGCTTTCTGCCGACAAGTATACGTTCATGTTGTCACCGACTTGTAGATGACGGCATTCGCGGTTGTCCACTTGGGTGTCACGCCGAGTGGCTCAGCGGCTTCCAGCCATGCGTTGCGGATCTGCTTCGTCTCGAACGTGTTGATGGCGTACTTCTGCGCACCGATCCAGCAACTGCCGGAGTCGACGGACGGGATGACGCCGCCGGAGCCGAGGTCCTTGAAGTGGTCGCAGTGCAGATGAGCGGCTATCTGCCTGGCAGTCGGCATCGTCTGGATTGGGGCTGCGAGAATCGGGGTGTTCGCTGGCGTTGCGGTTACCGAATGTGAGACAACCGGTGCGCTGTTATTCAACTCGCTGGCGAAATACGCGACAATCGCAACTCCGACAACGAAGAAGAAAACGCCGATGATAACGACCACTTCGCTTTTCTTGAACATTGAATTACTCCTTGATTTGAGATGGCCACGTGGCCAGAATGCTTACGTGATCTTCGTGATTGATACGGTAATGCTCAAGTGTATGAGGGTTGATGCCGTCTGCCGAAAGCACGGCCGTACGGCCCGAATTCAGAGTGCAGTTAACACACCAGGCCTCTCCTTTGTCCGGGCAAGGCTGGAGTCGATTCGCTAGTTCACGCCGGATTTTGGTGGTAATGCTGTTCGGTTTGGGCATGACAATCCTTACACGATCGACTGGGTTCTCGGCAGCCTGAGCAGATAACCACCTCTGATCGGTTGCACACTGGCACTTCTCAAGTCGTACCAGCCCCACTTGTCGTCAGTGAATTCGCCAGTAAGCCCGACCAGATCGTACAAGTCAGACACCGTAGCGACTTCGTACTCGTTGATCAGGTCTCTCAGCCGGTCGAGAACATCTTCGGCTTCAGCCCTGCTCGAGATGATGATGTCGTCGAAATTGTGCGTGGTCCTGGCCTGCCTCGACAGAGGTGGACGCGGGTCATTGTACGGGCTGCCGGGAATTCTCCGTGCCGGACTGTAATTGGTGTAACCGGTCCGGCCTGACCTGCTAGGGTGAGCATCGCCGAAGAGAAGACGTTCGACGCCTTTGCTGACACCATCCGAAAGCATGTTTTTGAATGCCGGCAGCAAGACTTCCATCACCACATACTGAGTGACGGATCCACCGTCTTCGCTTATGAACGAATGCAGGAAACGTCCTCCTACACTCTGCTTCCGGGCACTGACGGGACTCGTGACAACACTCTCGATTTTCGGTTTCCTGGTTTCCTCAGTCTTGCCTTTTCTCGAATTGGCTGGATAAGAGACACGTCGTGTTTCCTGGCGCCCACTTGGCTGCTCGACGTTCATTTCCATGAGTGTCCTTGTCTAGATGAAAGTGGGACACATAACGAACTCTTGGGGGATTCACATCGGAGGGGAGATGTGGAAGAGCTTCGTATATTGTCGTTTAAGCCTGAGCGTACAGAAATGAGCAAGGCTCCCATGAAAATTGCTTACTGAACACCCTTCGGTGCTTCCCAGCCGTTCGTATGCCGCTGCATGGCGGCCCGTATCTCTGCCATGGTCATCACGACGAGTTCTTCCTCAGTCGGGTCCCGGAAGGCCCAAGGCAGAAGCTCGTGGTTCTTGTCGTAGGGATGGGCGAGACCGCTGATTCTGATCGCCTGCTCTTCAGGCAGATCGATTCGAGGCGTATCTTCTTCAGCACGCTTCTGTTTTGTCGTGCTTCCTTGCGGTGGCCGAGCGGAAACGGCCACCTTCTTTTTCGCGGCTTCCTGTGCAGCCACCATCTGCATCAGGTCCTTAGGCATCAGGCCGTTGACGAGATCAATCATCGCGGTCTCGGAGGTCATCAGTTCGCCGAGCAACGCGTCATATGCCAGCGAGTGCAGGAACTGCTCTGAAAGTTCCTTCGATTTGTTGAAGCGCGTGCTGCTGCCTTCCTCGCGCTGGCCGTACGCCCGTGAAATGATGTCGCTGAGAACCTGCATCATCTTCGGGATCTCGCCGGACTTGGCGACTTTCGTCAGATATGCCTCGTAGCCGCCTTTGACAGAGTTCTCGAGTTCAAGCAGCTCCGGCTTGGACATGTGGAAGTAGTGCGTCTCGACGACCGGATTCCCGTCGAAGTCTTCGTATTTGATTTCTTTCTTGATCATAGTTCGTTGTCCTCCAGTTCGACCCGGACGTTGTTAACTTTCCTGTACGTTTCGATGTAGGCTTCCTTGCGGTAGCCGTTGTAAGTTATTTCCCACAGCCAGCCGCGAATGATTGGCGACGCGATGACTGCATTCCAGTTTGAGAGAGTCTTCGAGAACCGGATGATGTAAACCGAGCTCAGCATAAGCTCGGGCGACTTGTTCGGGTCACGGTGTGAGTTGTAGTTGTCGACAGCGAGACGCTTGGCCGTTTTAAGAAAACGATCTGGATCTGATACCGGCTTTGAACGCCCATTCGCCGGCGGCGCGGGAACCGGCTTGCCCGGGACTACGACTGGGACGCTCTCGGTCTCGGTCATGTAATACTCCTTTTGGGTGGAGAAAAGGATACCCTGAGTTTAGTTTCAGCTCAGGGTATCCATCGGGTTCATTATAGGGCCAGATTTTCCCGCGAGTTACTTCTTGTCTGGCCGTATTTTTGCAAGATCTTTCCGGAGCTGAATTGCCTGGTCTTTTGGCAACTCGTCACCGGTGTACTTGCGGTACATCTTTGCTGTGGTCTTGACGACGATCCATGGCCACAGAATCCAGAACAAGAATGCCCCAAAACCCGGGAACAGCTTCCTGATCCAGCTAGAACTTCCCATAATCCTTTCGGGGAAGGTTCCTGTACTTGATTGCGAGACATGGACGCCCGTCATCGGCGAGATGCGAGGAGAACAGGAGATCGATGAGATTCTCGAGATTCCATCCCAGCTCATCGCCAATAGTGACTGGAGCCAGCCCCAGCAATCCGTAAAACTCGTTCTGACTGGCATACATGTCGCCGCCGATGATGCCGGCGTTGAGTTTGTTTGCCGCCTGCCGGATTTCCTCGATGTCACTCTGAAAGTAGCGACCCGTGAGGGTGTCATAGCAGAGCTGATCACCTCTTCCGGCGATGATCACCGTGCTGGTGCTCACCGGGTTTTCAGCCATCTGCTTGCTGGCTATCTCGTCGCGGACTTTCTGCTCTTTCGTCCTGCCGATTTGGGTCAGGACTTCTTCTTTGTACTCCCTGAACGCGGTGTCAGCGAGCGTGTAAGCGCCGAGGAGCGCGGCATTCCGGCGCAGGCCGATCTGGTTAGCCCCTGCGATGCAGGCGATCGTAGCGGCACCTGAGATGCCCGCAGGAATGAAATATGTCCAGTAAGCCTGGACAACATCCTTTTTGGACTCGATCGGCGGGGCGTCATCGCTGAGCTGCTTGTCGTAGACTTTGGTGGCAGCCTTGGCGGTCAGAACTGCGGTGGTGATCACGCCGGCGATGGCTGCGCCTGAAAGGATTGTTGGCGAATTGTTCCTGAGGATACGGCTGACAGAATCCAGCCTTGACGATCCGGACATGATCTCTCCTAATGATGCAGAAAGAAAAGCATGAGCCCTTGTTACAGGGCTCGGTGCTTTACTCGTTGTTGGTGGCGTCTTCGGGGACGATGGTGGTGTGGACCTTCGTAACGACCTTCTGGATGAGGACCTGAGCCACCAGACTGAGCGCGATGGTGACGGACGTCGTGGTGACGGCGTCGGCAACCTTGCGCTTGCGGCTGATGGTGGGGGTCTCTTCCTCGATCGTGACTTCGGTGGTGGCCATTATTGCCTCTCCTAAACACGGAACGGGTTTCACTATAGGGGTTGTTTTTTTCGCGAGGCAAAACCTTGAGCCCGTGTTAGGGGCTCTTGGTTACTACTTCCAGAGTTGATAGAACTTCTTCTTCGGTGTCTCTTGCAGTTGACTCTGCACAAACGCCAGGTCACCTTGCAGGCTACCAGCGATTTGGAGTAGCGCGTTGACTTTTGTTTGGTCATCGGGCATTCCATTTAGCTGGGCTACTGCGGCGACGGAGGTGTTCATTGCGTCGTCAATTACGTCGACAAGATATGAATTATCCATTTCAATCCTTCTATAGGGTTCACTATAGGCCCAGTACTTTTCGCGAGGCAAATTTTACAGGCCCCGTAAAACAGAAAACCCAGGCAGCTTTTACACTGCGAGGGCTCTCTGTTTACGAGACTTGCTTGGGTCTGCGGATCAAACGCTGACTTTCGGGACGAATGCCAGGCTCTTGGTGGTCAGCACGTGTGCCTTCTCGAATGCCATGATCAGGCCGATTCCGAGGAGATTCGCGGCGATACCTGCCATCTGGTCTGCACTTAGTGGGAACGGCTTCGCTGCTGCCTTGTCGGCGGCGCGGAGCTCCATAAGTGTCTTCAGTGACTGGACTGCCCGAGTATGCTCTTCAGAACCGGCTTCTTCTCCGGCTATTTCTGAGATGAGGTTCGTGATGCCCTCGTCAAGAGGGTGGGTTTCGGCCGTTGGTTTGCGGCTAAACACGTCGATTCCTTTCGTTGGGTCTCACTATACGACGTGTTTTCTTCGCGAAATCAGTCAGGCCTCGACATCGGAATCGGCCGTGATGGCACCGGGGGAGCAGACTTGTGGATCTTCATCGTCACGGTTTTCTGCCCGGAATCGATGAATTCCTGTGGGTGCTTGTCGAGTTCGAGACTGAACCTGTCAATCTGTTGATCGCTGGTGTCGACCACGAGTTTCCCGTCAACGGGCACTGTGTAACCAGCGCTTGAAAGCTTGAGAACACCGCCCAGGAAAGTGTCGATTGCCACGATCGAGCCGACAACCTCTTGTGCCGCTGGAATATGCCAGATTCCCGCAAGAGCTGCGTACAGTGTGCCGAGCGCTGGCAAATATAGCAGCGCTACGTCTTTTAGTGCGTCGTACACTTCGTTCCTGAACTTCATTGCCTCTCCGTTCTTGTCAGCAGCCGAGAGAATGATCCAGTTTTTCGAACTTCTGGTAAATGATGTAACTTCGTTCACGGCTTGGGTCTGCTGACGGGTCAGTTGGCTTCTGCGCTGGAATTGCTACGAGACTGTTGATCAGATCGCAGAACTTCTTTTCGTCCCCGTTCACACTGTACACGCCGGCAATATACGTCGCGATTGACAGGAAAGTGGAGATCAGCACGAGGACTACGTAACCTCTGCGTTCTTTCATCAGCAATTCCTATCAAGAGCTACGAACCGGCGGTGACGCAGATAATCCGAGTTCTGACTTGGTTCTGCGGATGGGTGAACCGGCTTGCTGACGTTTTTCGAAGCGATAATGCCCAGCAAGCCGCAAGTCTGGGATTTGTTATCCTGCACGAGTTCCATGCAGACGAGCAAAACAGCCAGGGAAAGCAACATGGAAATAACCACAAGCACGGCATAAGCGTATTTAAGCCTTATGTTCACCAGTGCCCCCTTGTGATGAGGGTGGTTCCGGCGGCGCTTCCCGAGACTGAGATGACTGCGAGGACGGCGAAGTCTCGGATAGTATGGAGATGATAGCGGCTCTTCCTGACGGTACCATGCACGCGAAGCCGATGACGGCCAGGTATCCGTTTGGATTCTTGGCATACACTTGCGTCCAGATGATCCATGCGCCGAACCCCATTAGAACTGTATCCCGAAAGTTGCGCCCAAGTATCGAAAGCCATTTCACCTCACTCCGCTCCTAGTTGTTAGTGGGTTGCCATACACCAGTCTTGCGAACGAACGTCTGTGCGGGTGTCCAGACGGCATTGATCCTGATATACGGTTGGACTCGAACCCATGAGCCTTTATGGCGCATAAACACACCTGTACGTGAAGTGACAGTCAGTGATCCCGACGGATTGGAATATATCCCCGATTTATTGATCGCCTGCACTACGTATGTGTATTGCTGGCCTGGGACGAGGTCAGTCAGGTTCCGTGTTGTTATCGGGCTCTGATAGGTCAATCTATTCCCAGACGCATGCTCGCCGTCGTACCGCCTGATGAGATAGTTCACGATAGACGAACCACCGTTATCGTTTGGCGGATCCCAGTTCAAGGTTATCGACGTCGGGGTCAGATTTTCGTAGCCGAGATTTCTCGGCGGAGATGGTTCGCTCATGTCAGCTCGTAGGCATTATCTTGAAGTAGATATTGCCATCCACCGTACCGCCGTTGTCATCCGACGGGTCGTCAGTCCCAGATGAGATGCCGATTCCAGTACGGGCGGCGGCAGGAGTTCCACCGCCAGTACCGCCTTTGGTTACTGGCCAGATCTCCGGGATCAGGTTCAGGACCTGCGCCACAAAGTCGCGCGTCCGGTTGATCTCTAGTGCGCCATTCTTCGCTGGATCGCTGTCCGGGACTATGGGAAAACCGTCCGCTGCAGCCTGGTCGCCAACAGCCATGAATATGCCTCCTAAGACAGATCGTCCCAGTCAGTTGTGTCTGGAATATCGGACCAGGATTCTGCACCGAAGACAGCATCCCACGAATCAGGTGTTATGACTTGCTTGAGTGTTAGTGTCGGATATGTCGTGTCGGCTGTATTGTCCGAGGAGAATATCTGCTCGGTGACGATCATCTGATTGCCGTTGTCGTCAGAGTTGCGTTCCTCGACAAGATCGCCGAGATTATAGTCGGCACCGTAAATATAAGCACAGTTAGGTGGCAACTCGCCGTCGAACGCATAAATTTTAGCTTGCGCAGCGAGTGCCATTATGCCTTCTTGCTGCAGTGCAATCGTGAGAGCATCGCCGGCATCTCCGTCGTTGTCGGAATTGACCAGCAAGACGCGCCGGTCCGTTCCGTAAGCAAGGGCATCAGCCCACGGAGCATAGACCATCGCCGATCCATTAGTAGCAAAGACGTACGCTACTGTCTTGAGCGCCGCTGTTGACTGCAAAACCGTCGTCTGGGCCAGATTCTCCATGCCCGGGTCAAATATGACCGGATTGAACTCCTTCTGGTTCGACGTCAAGTCGTTGCCAGTGTAAATTTCGAAATATATCTGACCCGAATCTTCGTCTTTTACGAGGCGAAAACCAAGCGTATATGCGTTACAGAGGCTCTGCAAGCTGTTGTAGAGCGTATCCGGGCTCATTGTCACAGTGATTATCTCAGACGGTTCCGGAATATTACCGGTTGGCAGCAAGGTCCCGAACGTGTAGAACGGAATCGAGTCATGTACGTCTATCACTGCACTGACGCATACCTGGTTGAACATCTCTCTTCCGATGGCGCCAGGTGTTCCGGTAAGAACCCAATTAGGCTGAGTCGTCGTGTCCGTCAGGGCAGGCATCGCCACTCTGTCGTTGAGCAGCTTTTCCAGAAACGACCCTGACACAGTGATGAGTTTTATCCCATCATCGTCGACGGCGTCGGAAACAGTGTCAATGATTCCGACGTAATTCGATCCAAGCCGGGTTATCCACGTCCCGATACTCAGCAACCTCCGGTTAGGCAGGTTCGAAACAGTGATTATCTGGAAGTCGCCATAAGCAGCATAACGTTCTGTCCAGATAATCGACTGGTAGCCTTCAATTATCGAATCCCTCCGGAGGCTGTCGTCAAGAGTGTAATACTCCATCAAAGTCCTCCGTAAAGCGACACGTATGTCAGCGTGTACGGAATCCCAGCACCGGCTGCGATCGCCTTGAAGGCGTTGTTTCCCTTTTTGAAGCTGATCCAGTTGAGCTGTGTTCGGTCGACGCCGTACATGAGCGACGCCGTGAGTCCGGCTCTTGTGAGAGTGACTGCTTTCGATCCCTGGATCGTGTTTATCGTGACAACATCCCCGGAGGAAAAATCGCCTGACACAGTCATCTGCTGATACGTACCGTCAGGTTGTGAATTTGAGATCACAAACTCGGTCAGGTCGTCCCGGTCAATGCTCAGGGCAAATATAATGCCCGTTTCCTTCGTTCCGGTATAGTTGACCGTCATGCCGTCAGTGTCTGACGTCGTTTCCAGTCCCAGCACTCTCGGATTGGGACTGACAAAGCTGGGGTTGTAGCAGATGATTGAAATATCGACCTCCGGGTCGGCCGAGAACATCGTGTTGGCGAAGCTCTCGACCTGACCGGAGATTGTGCTGAACAGAGTACCGTCAAGGTAAAATGCCAGCTCGATGATTGCCGCGGGAAGCAGATAGTTGTAAAGAGTGGCCCTGAGTGATTGAACTGTATCTGTTGCCCAGTTCGGCTCAAGACCAATTTTCATCGTGATATTGCGGGTAGTCAGCTGGGCGTTCTGGGCCTGAGCACCGTCTTCCTGCGCCAGCGTTGACGTTGTCAGGGTAGCGTCGACTGGATCAAGACCCTCGATGTCCCTGACTGTGTAACCGTTAGATGAGTCAGCCACCGGAAGGCGAAGTGTGGCGCCACTGCTATTTGTTACTTCCACTGCTGTTAGCATTCAGCACTCCCTTCGCGATGGATATCTGATTCTTGGTCTTCCGGTAAATATCCGTTGCAGACAATGCCTTGGGAGACACGTTCGTCTGGTTGAATGTGAGATTAGTTGCGCCAAGAGCGGTCAGGCCTGCGGCTGCAGCAGCTGCTGCATTAGACGCAGATATAGAGGCCGCGGACGTCGAGGACACTGTCGCTGCAATCAGCTGGCTCTTGGTAATCCCGGCAAGGTCGCCGAGTCCCTTCTTAGCCGCCGTCAGGTCTATGACCGGCGTTATCGTTGGCTGCAGGTCCATGTTGTCGTTGATCGTGTCGTTTAGCGCAGCCATCGTCTTGCCGACCGCGCTAAGCAAAGCGGTGCCCATCGCGGTAATTTCATCAGTAACCAGGCTCGTGTTCTCCCTGACCCCAAGGGCTGTTCCTTCTGGGATTGCCGCACCTACCTGCTTCCTGAAAACTTTCGACGGCGAGTTGATATGCAGGAAACTGAGCGCCTTGTGCAGTGCACCGGACGCCATGTTCTCTACAGCACTGATAACACCACCAGCAAGACCGGAGATGCCAGATATCATGCCTTCGACAATGGCGGCGCCGAGATTAGCTGCCGCCGAGTGAAGCGCAGGACCACTGCTGCGGATTTTGTTGGCGATTCCGTTGACCAGGTTGATAACCATGTTTACGCCCGCGGAGACAACCCGGCCTATGCCGTTTCCGATGGCGTTCACGAACGAAATGACCAGATTCACACCGGCCGAGATGACCCGGCCGAGACTTCTGGAAACTCCGTTGATAATCCCTACTACCAGGTTTGTGCCCGCGGAGATAAATTTGGGTACGTAAGAAGCTATCTTCTGGACAATATCGAGAAGCATGGTCAGGAAAGCGTCCAGAACCCTTGGCGCTCCGACCTTGACCACACTGAGAACCGCAGCCATGACCGCATTGAAAGCAGTCGCGACCTTGCCGACCACCTTGGTAATCGCGTCGAGTATGCCGTCAAGCAATCCGACAAATGCAGCAATGATCGCTTTGCCGACCGTTTCCACCGTCTTGGCGATAGTGGATATGGTCAGGCCAATATTCGAGATAACAGCCGGGCCAATGCTGATAATGCTTTTGATGAAGCTGGCTATTGCGGCACCAGCAGCTATGACCGCCACCGACATTGCAGCTATGCCTGCTGCAAACAAGCCTACAGCCGCTGCTATCGCCAGAAGACCACCGCCAAACAAGGCGACGGCAGCACCAATGGCCAGCAGAATCGGTGCAACTGGTGCCAGCAAAAGTCCCGCGGCGCCCAATATAACGAAAACCGCGGCGAGCGCCACAAGGCCTTTAGCTATTGATTCCCAGGACAAGCTGCCCAGTGTTGCCAGAACTGGAGCCAGGATAGCAAGTGCTGCCGAGACAATAAGCAACGCTGCTGCACCAGGAAGAGCGCCCGTCATCAGTGCCATTGCGGCTGCTATAACGACCAAAGCGCCAGCAAGCACTACTAGGGATTTGCCAATCGCACCCCAGGACATCCCGCCCATCGTAACCAGTGCTTTGGACAGAATCTCAAGCGCAACTGAAACCAGCAGAAGACCCGTTGCCGTGGCCAGCATTGACGGCGGGAACAGGTACATAGCACCTGATATTACGACCAATGCTCCAGCTACACCAAGAATTCCCTTGGCCAGCGAGGCGACCGACAAAGCGCCAAGTGTCTCAACAGCCTTGGATATGACCAGCAAAGCTGCGCCAAGGATGACCATGGAAGTTGCCGTGCCGACAAGCTGCACACCGCTGATCTTGTTAAAGCCGGCCAGTATGGCCAGCAGCACGGCGATCGAGCCGACGCCTTTAGCTAGGTTGCCGATAGGCATTTTGCCAAGACGCCCGACCGCGAACGACATAACGTTCATCGCTGTGGCCATAACTTCCATGGCATAAGCAGAAGCTAGCGTTCCCTTTGAGTCTTTAGACATAAGCGCAACCGCTGTGTTGAGCTCAATCAGCAGAATCGCTATCGCAGACAAGCCTTTAGCCAGCTGCTCCCAGCTGAAACGTGACAGAATCGCCACAGCCACCGACAGGGTAACTATCGCCACAGCAAGCAGATTCAGAGCCAGGACAATGGCTCCCATTTTGACGATACCAGTGGTACCGCCGATCTTGGTGATAATCGCCATTGCAGAGATGAGCTGAGTGAACATCACTGTCATCGCGGCAAGACTCTTGGTCAGATCCTTGACGTTGATGAGCGACAGCACAAGCAGAGATGCGGCAAGCAATGCTATTGCTATGGCTATCTTCTGCAGAATACCGGCCTTGAGATTGGCCTGCAAGGTCTTGAGCGAGTTGGTGAGACTCTCGAACGACTCCTTGATAGTGTCGAACAAACCTGGCTTGCCTTCGCCGCCTTTACTTATGTTCGAGATAAACTTCCGGATCGACAGCAGCACACCGCCGAGCAATACCTGATTGATCACGCCAACAATGGCGTTGAAGTTCCCATTCTTGATCCCGTCAGCTATTGCCTGGCCGAGGCGGCTGAAAACGGAACCGATTTTGTCAACGAACGATCCTGCGGCATCAGCGGCCTGAGCGGCATGACTGCCCAGACTGGACAGGAAATTAATCAGCAGGCCAATAGCTTTTATCGGAAGCGACAGTACTGTTCCGAGGAACGTGAAGAATCGTGCAAGTGCGTTGCCGGACTCAACTGCTTTCCGGAGATTATTAATCCAGGAGGCAACTAGCGCTATCAGTGAAAGAAATCCACCTGACGCATGTACTGTTGCCCCTCCAATCTTGGTGAAACCACCAGCGAGATCACCAATCAAGTCCAGCACGATCTTGAAGACTGAGAAAACACCTTCAAAGATTGTCTTGACTTCCTGTGCACCCTGACTGCTCAGCTTCAGGTGCTTTGTGAAGTTGTCTATTGCTGTTGTCAGAGTGAAAAGTGTGTTTCCTGCGCTTGATGGGAAAACTTCACGGAACGCACTCCCCACCACATGCATAATCGATGCGAGGAATTTAAATCCGTTTGTGAAAGCATCGATCAGCTTAGCGCGGCCACCAAGATCATTCCATTGCTGCAGGTATTTTGCCAGATCGTAAACCGGCTTGGTAAAGAAGTTCTCAAGTGTTTGGTGGAGTGCGGAAAGCGTTGTCGTGGCTTGCCCTATGTTACCAACAAGAGCTTCCCAGACTTTAGACCATGCAGTGGCGACCTCCTCTTTCAAGGCCTGCATCAGCTGCGTTATCGTCCTGATCTGAGTCGCAGAGCTGACCGCAGCCTGCGCTTGCTTCATTATGGCTTCGGTTTCACTGTTAGTGAAACCCATAGCCTTAAGCTGCTTTGCGGAAAGATCGCCTGTGAAAGTTGAGAGAGTCTCAGTCAGGATTTTTGCGCTAAGCCACCCTTTTTGCAGGGAGTTCCTGAAACTTCCGGCTTTCTTGATAATCGCATCGATATTAACGCCGGTAGCTTTGGCTGTCGTTTCCAGTGCGTGCTGGAATACTTTGCCACCCAGACCGGCATTGACAACCGAGTTCCAGTCCTGAAGCTTTACCGTGCCAGAGGCTATTGCCTGAGAAAGCTGGTACATCGCTGTAGAAGCTTGCTCGGAATTTGATCCCGAAAGGGCAGCAAGATTGGCGATTCCCTTGATGGAAGCGACCGAAGTCTTCAGCCCTACACCGGCAGCTGTAAACGTGCCGATGTTTCTTGCCATCTCACCGAAGTTGTAAACAGTCAGGTTGGCATACGTGTTCAGCTGGCTGAGCGCCGCTGTTACCTGCTTTAGGTTCGTGCCTTCTGATTGTGTGTTCGCGAGAATCGTCTTGATCGCGTTGATCTTCGTCTCGTAAACATCAAGCCCAGCCTTGATCGGGTCGATGGTGAAAGCGGCGACAATACGTTCGCCGGCATAAAGACCCTGCCTAACCAGAGAGGTGAACGCCGTAAGACCTGCAATACGCAGCAAGCCAAAATGATGTGCTGCGCTGGCTATACCGTTCGACATCCCAGACAATGAGAACTTCTTGCCCGCATCGTCCAGGCTGTTTATGTCTTTCTCGCCGCCCTTAAGATTATTCAGCCCATTCTTAAGGTTAGTAAGAGCCTCAACGATGTTTTTAACTTCAGACGCGAAGCTTTCACCCTGAAATTTCATTTCGACGATACGCTCGTCAATGTTGCCGCTCACGACGATGTCACCTCCTCCCACACATCATTGGCAATTTCATCAAACACAGGCCTGATTACTGGATTAATGAAATCTCTGCCTTGAACGTAACCACCGGTGCCAGTTCCATGGCCGAACTGCAGCATTATCACAATCGGTGTACCGGCTTCATCAACGTGTGAGTTGGTCCACCAGATAGTGACATCCGAACCGTTTTTCTGTATCTCATAACTCCATGAAGCAGCAGTGCGGCCCGTTTCCTCGGGAGTAGCAGCAGCAAGAGCGGCCACACCACGTTCGGCATAGACACTCAGCTTGTCGTAAATATGATTCTTTGACAGCGCGTTGAGAAACCGGTCTGTGTTGCTGAAGGAGCCCGTCGTGACGATACGAAGCGACATGAGACTCCTAGAACTTGATTATGAAACTGACATTCAGGTAAGGAGGAAGCAGATCGTCTGAGGTATCAGTGATACCAGTAACCAGAGCACCATTCACCCTGGCGTCGTTACTCGTTCCAGCCGAAGTATCGTTAACCTGAAAGTTCGCAGTCCAGTTGTCACCTGCCTGGCGATCGATCCAGATATTCGGGCCAGAATCGCTCTGCGAAATCGAGACATGAGCCGTCACTGGTTTGCTGCCGCCGTCAACCTGGTGCGCGTGATGGGTAGGCGTTGTGCCGCCTTTAACTGCCAGGTTTGAGTTATCCTGTCTTGGAAAGCGGTTAGCGAAGTTCGGCAATGCGAAGGTCGTAACGCCATCACCGACGCCGTACAGTGTCCCGATTGCTGAGAACAGAGCGGCATATGTCGTTCTTGGCACTAGTGTTCCGTCGCAGACTAGCCAGCCAGTGGGAGGCAGCATTGCACCGAACATCATGATTGCACCTGGCGAGGCATCTCCAGTAGATCCCGCTGGACCTTGCGGGCCGGCAGGACCTTGCGGACCGGTCACGTCACCAGCATCGACCGTGTCGCCACCGCTTGTGCTGAGCTGCAGATGACCCGATCCATCGATAGCTCCCGTGACGATACTCGCATCCGCGATCGCTTGCATGGCTTCCGCCGTGAGGCCTGTTACTGTAGCCATCAGACCTCCTTGGTCAGAGTGAATATACGCGGTATGAGGAAGAGTCGATGAATATAGCGGACGCACAACTTATCTGGAAGGTGTCAGCATCAAGCATCGACACCACGCCATCTGGGCCGCTTGCCGTCCAGGTTCCGTCACCGTTATTGGTGATCCGAAGAGTCGTATTCGACTCAAATATGTCAAGTACCGTTGCAGGGTTCGGCAACGACGGATCGTTCGCATCATCACCGTAGATGATGTCTTCAAGAGCAGATATCGATGCCGGATCTGCCTGGTCGAGAGCTACTATCAGGTGGGCAGTCGGTCTCACTGCTGGAATATTCACTGGAATAGCGCTTATGGCCCAGGAGAACGAGACTGGGGAAATATCACCGCCTGCTGAAGCATATGCATCACTGGACGGATTAGCAGTTATACCATAGAGAATATGCAATTCCCTGCTGGACCGGTAACTGAGCCCGAATGACAGTCTTTCCTGGCCGGTGATGCCGCTAACAATACCATCATACGGCTCGAATTCGTCGGGATATGTGAACGCAGAAAGCGTTCCTTCGAACGCCGATGCAACAATCTGGTTTACATACCTGATTCCGTCGAAATATAGCGGGGTCGCAGTATCGTCGCCATTTTCGGTAACTGAAATTAGTCCATTCCACGGTACCCCCGGGGAATTTTGAGGATAAAGAACGCCTTGGTTTACTCCCCGGGAGTAAACTGGATTTGCGTCGTCCCAGGTAATACGCACATGTTCTCCTATCAGACTACATTCCCGGAACCGTCCAGACTGAATTTCGGAATATCGACGCTTCCGCCGGAAACGTACAGCCAGACTTCACCGGTGATTGTGTCGAATCCCCAGTCACCCATAACAGCGTCAGACGGGAAGTCCTGACCACCAGTCAGATCCCACCAGTAAGCATTCGTGTTCTCGTCCACGTCTGCATAAAGATCGTCGGTGGAGAAATCGACACCCATGTCGCCAACGAGGGCTTGCGACGGGAAATCGTCGAGACCAGTAAGATCCCACCAAGTAGTTCCTGGAGGATTTGTCAGCAATGTAACAATCTCCTCTGGAGTAGGCATTCGCGGATCGTCGTTCTCGTCACCGTACAAAATCGCCTCGAGCCGGCCGATTATGTATGGCTGGACGAACCTAGTGTCAAATATGAAGTGCGACGTCGGCTTGTAGCCCTTGATACTCACCGGGAATGTTGAAATATCCCACGAGTAAGCACTGACTGACGGACTTGCTGAGTCTGTCGTATGTGTATAGTCTGCAATCTTGGCCGTCGCGTTGTAAACGACGTGTACCTTGTACGCGAACTGAATGCCTGCAGTATCGCTGCCTATCATCGTCCGGTACGAAAAGCCGAACGATTCTTTTGGCTGATCTGCCGCATAAAGACCGGTCGATATCCGTGCCTGACCGGCGCAAGATGCAAACTCAGGTGGTGCACCGAATGCGGCGATCGTGGCACCGAAATCCTGGCCAGTCGTCGTATTGAGAATCTTTCTTCCGTCAAGGTAAAACGGATTTGCCGTACCGCCGTCCGGGGATTCAGTCACGCTCGAAAGACCAGGCCACGGAACGGATGCTTCGTCTGTGTAAAGCATCCCACGATCAATTCCGGCGTGATAAAGACGCGATCCAGAATCATTCCAGGTAACTCTTGGCATGTTACCCTCTGCTTCCTGTTTCTGCGCGCCGTTGTGCGTTCAATTCGCGGTGACGCGCTGCCAGATTCTGGGAATTCATCTTCTTCTTTGGCGAATTCTTTATGTTGCAGACCTTGATAAGCATCAGCAGCCTGCTGAGATGCCAGTTCTGGCACTCGAACGGAATGCCGAGAGCAATCATCCAGTAGTAAATCAGTTCTGCTGTGATGATCTCTCGTGCACCTTTAGCTGGTTGTTCTGCGATCCATGTTGCAGACATCTTTGCGTTGATGTAGTCGTTGATCAAACCGAAATGGATCTTTGTGAAGTGCTTTACAAGGTGTTCTGGGAAGTCGTCTCCGGAAAACATCATCCTGACGTAATCAAGAACTTGCTCGTTAGTCTTCTGAGTGCTGTCCAGGAACGGAACTTCCCATTTGGACTCCCATTTTGACAGCGAAACTAGCGAATGCTCCAGCAGTATCTCTTCAACCTCTGCAGAGACGAATTCGCCAGCCGCCTCATCATAAGCCTCGGATGTTGCGATACTGAGCCGGAGCATTCGCTAGTTCTCCTTATCTAAGTGATTACTGAGCCGATCAGGTGTGCTTCATCAGCCACTCGTCGACCGAAACCTCCGGGAAGACGTACCCAGTAGCCGGGTGGGCCTTCACGACAGTGTCTTCGGTGATCGCCGGCAGCGTGCCAGCGGCCTTGACGACGCCGCCGATGGTGTACACGACACCCGTCGAAGACGGAATCGTGATGACATCAGACGAGATCGTGGGCGCCGGCGGCTCTGCGGTGACTGTGACGCTTCCGCTGAAGAGAGCAATGACATCGTCTGGGCTCGGCAGCGACGGATCGGTGCCTTCGGTGCCGTAGAGCAGCTCCAGGAGGTCGCTGAGCGCTCCGGAGTCGACCTTCGTTGAATCGATGACGACCAGGCATGTCGGCAGCATGTCTGTCACCGGCACCGCCGTGCATGTGAAATCCCACGAGAACTGGACTGCGGCCGGTGAGTCATTGATTGTGCCGTAGTCCTTCTCCGATGGAGCCGCGAGCGCTCCATACACGAGATGGATCTTGTAGCCCGCGACAGAAGACAGATCATTTCCCTCGACGGTGCGGTACGACAGACCGAAAGTCTGCCGAGTCTGCTGACCGACAACCACACCCGAGATTGGAGTCTGCGTGCCATCGCAGGCACCGAATTCGTCCGGATAGATGAAGGCCTCGATCGTGCCGCCGAATGTCTCCGCCGACAGCAAGTTGAGATACTTGATGTTATCCGCGTACTGCGGATTGGCAGCCGCGCCATCGGGCTTCTCGTTCACGGCGGTGATGCCGTTCCAGGCGAAACCCGTGTCGTAGTCGCCGGTTTCCGAGTTCAACGGATAGAGCACGCAGTGGTCGACACCGGTTTCGAACTTCTTATCGCCGATGGCGTCCCAGACAACTGCGGTCACATTTCCTCCTAGAAGTACATGTTGTAAATATCGTGATTCAGGCCTTCGGTTGTGAAATGCCTGACATAACTTGTCAGGGGCAGACCGCTGACCTTGTCTGGTATGAGACTGTCCGGATCAGGATCGATCACTGTGACTTGCCAGCGGACCTTAAGAGAATATACAAGGTTATCCGCGTATTTCACATCCTCAAAGTCCCTGTTGTAGACAATTGCCGGGTAAGTCATCAGAACGTTAGACGGTGGCTGAAAATATACAGACACACTTTCCTGGAGACTTTCGAGAAGAGTTTGCAGATCAAGCCGCGCTCCCATTCCACAAGCCTCCAATCGTCAATATGATCCGTGGCCGGCGAATTTCAGCATTGGTAATCGTCCAGCGATTTCCCTCCCACTCAACATACCGGAAATTCATGTAATTTGCGTAGGCCTCAGCGTCCGCCATGATGCTGAACGAGTTCTCGAGTGAGAGTGTGTCATTGACTTCCGGCGGGACCAGCGAGGGCGGCTGCAAGGTTCTGGAATTCCGTATAACATCACCGTAATATGTTCTTTCAGTGATTACATCTTTCCAGACCCCTGGAGCCGACTCCTCGCTGGCCGCATAGCCTACGGTTCCGTGGAACCGCATGAATTACCTCCGGGACATCAGCCCGTACGGGTGAAGATCCAGTCGTCGTCCGCACCGTCAGAGAATGCGTATGTCGACGCTGCCAGAGCCCGGATATGCACGCTGTCGCCGATGGCGATCGCGGTCTGCGCGCCGGAGGACAGAGCGGAACCCAAAGTGCCATCGTCGGCCACGTCCACATAGCTCACGTGTGACACGGTCGGGATGGTGACGATGCCGCTGACCGAGTCGAAGGTCGGCGCAGTCGGGTCGTCCAGCAGCGTGCCAGAACCAGTGAACTCGGTGACCGTGATGGCACCCTTGTACTTGGTCATGGCACCCGACACGCGGGTCTCCATCAGGTACTTGAACTGGTTGTAGTCGATGTCGAAGAAGTCAAACATCGACACTTCGCCGCCCTTGTCGGCACCGATCGTGTAGTCCGCCAGGTTGACGATGATGCCGATCAGCCCAGTGGTGGCCTCGAGCGCCTCACAGGCAATGACAGCACTGACGCCCAGTGCGGAAGCCAGTTCCTGCTGGGTCGCGTACAGACGCCGGCCCAGCGTGTCTTTCGCCAGCAGCATCTTCGACAAGTACGGCAACGTGGTGAACATCGTCGGGTTACCGGAACCCCGGTAGTGACGCATGCCCATGACCACCGCGTCGACGATGTTGTCGGCGTTGCTCTCGCCCTGATTCTCTCCGCCGGCGACGCGAAGATCGACCTCGATGTTGGTGACGTACATCTCGTCGTCGCCATAGATCGGCCGCACGTTTCCCGGGTTGATCTTGTCTGCGTCGCCGATGTCTCGGCCGTCTCCCACGAGAACGGCCCGGGCGAGTTCCTCGTCCAGCATGACGCGCATCTCGGCCTGCAGCCAAACCACGACGTCGAAGTCCGTGATGTCCAGAATGTCATCGCGGTCTAGCTTCTGCTTCTTGTAAACGGTCTGCGGAGTCGTGATCCGCCGAGACACACCGAAGAACTCTTCACGCTTGAGGCCCGCTTTGATGTAACCCTTGGCGCGGGCTTCCTCCTGCGTGATGTCCGCGGTCCAGCTGCGGATCCGGGAGAACGGGGTCTTCCGGGTACCGTTCAGAACGCCGGCGACCCACTCCATCCTCCGGGAAATCCAGTCCGGGGTGTCGGTGACCGCCTGGTCGTACGGGAACAGCGTCTCGATGTTATCGATGCCGTGAGACAGCGCGTAACTCTCGACGGCTTCCTTCAGCGAGCCGACCTTCTTGGCAGTCGTGAAGATCTCGGTAACAGCCGAATGCGAGAGCGTGCTGCCAGGCTTCACGGGCTTGTTGCCGTCCCCGCTGGTCTGGTCGAATACGTTGCGGTGGGTCACGTCGCCTTGGCCTTCCTGGGTGTGAGTGGCGTTGCTTCCGGACTGCCCACTGTCATCCGAACCGCTAGCCGCGGCACCGATGAGAGCGTAGACGACTTCCTTCTGCGTGGGGTTGAGACCGTCGATGACGTCCTGAACGGAAACGCCGTCCTTGTTCGCCGGCGGAGTGGTGGTCGGTACAGGCATTTTCGACTTGGACAGATTGAGTTTCTGGGGTGCTGGAACCGTGGTGCTTGGGCTGCCTGCATGTGCGAACGAAAGCTCTTCATCGGTGTAGATGACGGCTTCGTCGTCGACAACCTTGATGCCATCAGCATGCGCGAGGTTGACGTTTTCGATGAAAGCGCCGGGATTGGCGCCCGCCAGAACCAGGCTGACCTCACAGATGACACCGTGAACAACGTTCATTGCCTGCTGGATGAGCTTGTTGGCGAAGATCGAGAGTGCAGTGATGTCCTTGGCGTGCACGAGCGCCTTTGCCTGCTGACCAGGCGGTGTGTCGTTGAAGAAGCCTTCTCCCCACACGCCTTCGTTGCGATTGTGGAGGATGACGTGGCCGAGAACGTTGTTGGGAGCGTCGTGCTGGTGCTGCCACACGAGCGGGACCGTTTGACCATCATTGCCCTTGAAGGCGTGAGCCATGATGACCCGGCCATCGGAGCACTTGATCCCGTTCTTAGTGACGTACCCACTGAAGTCAGGTACCATTTTGACTGTTATCTCCTTGAATTGTAGCCGGGACAGCAGGAACCGCCGGAACTTGCGGGAGCGGCGACTTAGACGGCAACTGTGGTTTTGTCAACGCCACACCGTTCTGCGGCTGATTCGAGTAAGCCACTGGAATGTTCGGGTTCTGAAGTTTGTCAGCATTAGGATCAGTACTCGGATTGAATCCGATGACCCCGCGGAACTCATTGCCCGTGAGAATTTCGTTTCGTCGGAATTTGTCAGCCAGTTCTGCAAGTGCAGAGATAGGCACCAGTTTGAATGGATCCCTGAAGTAAAGAATCCACTGTCCTTGCGCACGAGCGGTCTTCGTAAGGAACGTGCGGATCATTGCTTCGCAAATGGCTGATAGAATCGGTTCTATAGTCCGATTGTAATAATTGATCATTACGGCTTCGGTGGCCGTTCCGTTCATAACTTCGTCGGTTATGCCCAGCTGACCGTACAGCATCGTTGTCAGGAATGTAACCTGGCCCATCAAGTTGTTCTCAGCGGGACGGTTTAGCTGTGTTACTTTTTCAGTTCCATCTGTGTAAGCAATCCCGTACTTGGATCCTTTCAGCTGGAACTCAATTTCCTTAAGACGCTTATTAGCTTCCTGGCGACGTGCATCAGTTTTGATGACATAAGGCAACTGGATTATTATGTCCAGGTTCCCTGAAGCGCTCTGTTCGTCAACAGCATCCAGAAGACTCAGCTTCTTCAGCAGTCTCTGCAATGTAGAACTAGGCTCGTTCATTACTGAATAGAGCGGATTCTCCACAATGGCGACCATAGCCTTTGGCATGGTCACTTCTTCTTGGATGCCCTTAGCTTCGTTGTACGCACGTATCCGGACATGCTTTGGATACCACTGCATGATACGGCCAACTCGCATGGAGTTGATGTCATATCCACCAGTAGTAAGAGGGTTCAGTGTCGTATCGACAGGAAGTATCGCAACAACACCCTGATCGAAAAGCGATTGAACAACATCCTGAACGAATTGACGAGGACCTTGGTCACAATTAGGCTGCACTGTCAGGCAATCATTCAGCCCGCTGGGCATATCCGTCTTGTACTGGTTGTTCTCGTCGCGCCGGACGTGCCTGATCGGCACGGAAGCAGCGTCTATCCCTATTCGGGTATAAATCGCTGTGACAATGGTCTTCTCGTTCGTGTAACGAAAACGCGATCTTTCAGGCCGGAACGTGGAAACGGTACCGAGTTCCTGTGAGGTCGGCTGAGTCGCAAAATTCTTTTCCTGCCAGTCGAAAGCGTTCCAGGCCGACAATGCGTGTGCCAGACGGGACATGAATTTACCCACACGTCACCCCCTTTCCTATTCGAAGGAATCCTTATTCAGCTTGTAGGCCACATAGGCATCCATAAGCGCCGAGACGTTGTCGATCTTCTGTTCCTGACGACGCTTGAACAACTTACGGTTGCCGTTGGTGTCCTCCAGGGTAATCGCGTTCCCCATTGCAAAGCTCATGAGTTCTTCGTCAAATATGAGCATGCGCTCACCTGACAAAGTCTTGAGTTCGCCCAGTGGAACCGATTCCGTTCGTGCCCCTTGAATTACTTTCTCAATCCCGAAAGGCCCGTTCTCAGCCTCCCAACGGGTAACGAACTCCTTCGCGTTGTAGGGGTCAAAGCCAAACGCACGGACATCGTATTCGTTGTCCAGAATATAACGTTCAAGGTCATCATAAACCTCCATCATATCCAGAACAGCACCGTCCAGGACATGCAGACTTCCCTCGTTTATGAACTCCCTGTATTTATGATGCATAGCACCGGGAAGTTTGGACATCGTCAGACTGGAAATATAACTTCTGGTTTTGACGCCAAAAGCCCCGTTGGCTATCGGGAACAAGAATGTGAACGCTGTGAAGTCGTCGCCTTGTGATAGGTCAGCGCCCATCGCACAAGGCATCTTCCAGAATTCACGTTTCCTGTGCGGAATTGTTTCTTCGTATGTGAAGAAATAAGTGAAACCTTCCATCGGGATTCCAAAACGCTTTGCCAGAATATCATTTCTCGATGCAGGGGCGTTCTCTGCTCGTTCAACATCCAGCTGGTACGTTTCGTAACTTACGGTTGCCCCAAGATTGGGCTGAGCTTTCAGCCACATATCAGGGTCGGCGACTTCTTCTATCTCGTCCAGTTTGTAATGCCAAATGGAAACGTGAGGATTGATGTAGTCGCCTTTGAGAATATCAGCGAGTTCCATCTTTATAGTGTCGCCAGAACCGTTCCGGACAGTTCCCTCGGAACTTGTGGCAACAATAACGTAATCATCGAGTTTCGATGCTCCCTGCTCGAGTGCTCCGATGACGTCCTCCCGAATATCGCCTGACAACCACTCGTCGACAGTTGAGACTTTAGGTCTCAATCCCTGAAGCTTTGCGATCGCCATCGGCCGGACTTCCAGCAGCGAGCCGGTCAGGAAGTTCTCGACACCTTTCTTCGTACTTGCAAGCTTCACACGATTGGCTTTACTGCCCGTCGTATTCTGCAAAGATCCCTCAGTCAGGAACTTGAATAGCGGACCACGCGCCCGTGTGATAGCGGTACGGAACGGCGCCATCACTTCTTCAGCTTGCTTCATCGTCGGAGCGGTTGTAATCTGATGTGTTGTACTTGTGTCCACATTCAGAAAATATGACTGAATGCATTCGTCGTACATCGACTTTGCTGCGCCTCGTGCAACAATCAGATATTGCTTGTTCACCAAACGTTTTAGAATGCGTTTCTGGACGTAATGCCCACCGTAGCCATCATCATTCGGGACATAAATACTTCTATCGACGAAATAAAACCAGGCAAGGAGGCACTCTGCCCAGAGTTTAAAAGTATCCAGAAGGCGGAAATCACTGCCGTCTGTAAGAGTTAGCTCGTTCTCACAATAGAGAATGAAACCGTCGATAGCCGCATCGTCGTAGTAGAAAGCAGGATTCTCGATGAGTTCATCGATCCGGTTCATCTCCATCGAGATTTCCCGGTTTACTGGGATTTCTCCTCGGAGTACCGCTGTACGGAATTGCCCATAGTACTTGGGCGTCGCCGTATTCGACAAAGTCATCGCTGAACCTCTTCTAAGTTAGAAAGGCAGCAGGAACCACTGCCACGTCGGTGCCGCACTTCCGATCCAGGCAATCGTGCTGCCGGGACGCACCAAGAACGCCCCGCTGGTCCTCGCGCCGACCGTGACAGCGTCGACCTTGACGCCGGTGACAGTGCCGCCGGCGATCTCCACTACTGCGACGTACCCGGAGTGGTTCGTGACCGCGACAGTGGTGGCCGCGACTGCGGGCTTTTCAGCCCAGTCACCGAGAGCCAGATCGGCGTTGACCGCGGCTTCGGTGGTTTGAAGTTCTTGCTCGTCAGGCATTTTCTTTCCTTTGTTCAGAGGGATGTTTCGGATCTGTTACGACAGATCTTTGACCAGTTTTTCAAGACCCTTCTTCGCATAAGTCTTGACATACTCCGAAGCTAGCTGCTTGCCGACGTCACTTGAAATCTTAAGCGTGCTGTCAACAAAAGCTTTACCTGCGCTCACGTGAACCGGATTCAGTTTTCCGTGTTGTGACTCGAGATTAAGCCTTGTGATTACCGTCTGGAGATCTTCGTTCGACGCCGCCTTCACACCGTGCTGCTTGATGGTGTTCAGCACAGCCTGAGTCTTCAGGTGATCCGAGGAAATATGCGTTGATGCCGTGCCTGTACCAGACCGGCGAACACCCCAGTGCATGCCCTTCACACCGATGTGAGCGAGAAAATCTTCTACATCATCCTCTGAAAACGAATCATGACGAGCACTCTTCTTATAACCCGAAGAAGGACCTTCGAGGATAAAGGGCGTGTTGTCCTTGTGCTGACGGGCAAAAACTTCTGTTCGGTCAACATCAAAAGCGTGGCCGCCTTCGAGATGTTTCGCGAACTCAGTTCCGGTCGTTATCGTCGGTACGTGGTCTCCTGGAAGATGCGTTTTGATCAGGATCTTATCACCGTGTTGCTTCGACTGCGCGTAAAGATCAGCAGCCTTCTTTTGCCGGTAGGCGGACTGTTCGGAACTGGTTCTTTTGCGATAATCCGAACGACTCTCCGTGTGACCGCCTGATGATGGCATACTGAATATGTGCTCGCCCCAGTGCATGCCTTTGCGGCCGAAGTGTGCTAGCCACTCTTGACCAGCTTCGAGAGCAGACTGCTTGAGCGAGCCATCAGAACTCCAGTTGTCCGGAATCATGCTTGTCAGTTTCAGTGCAGCTGCCCGGGTCATGATGTGCTTGCGAACAGCATCATGATCTGCACCACCGCGACCGACTGCACGAATTGCATCACTAAGTTCGCCAGCATTCCTGATGTAGTACGAACCGTCAGGCATCGCTACACCAGTTTTGGCGAGTATCCGGCGCTGCGCAGCTGTAGGTGCTGCCATCCGTTCCTCCTTTCTCAGCTAGTGTCGAACCAGACTGATCCATTCGGAACAGCGCCTGGATCTGTGTTTCCGATGAAGTTTTTTGCTCCATCCTGATCTACGTAACTGGTTCCGTCAAATATAGAATTGACGCCAGTAGCTCCAGGAGGACCTGGATCACCTGTTTCACCCTGAGGACCTTGGATGTCCCCGACAAGAATTTTAGGCACAGTACCTCCTTTCAGCTAATCGGAACCCACGATCCAGCAATTCTGACTTTCGGGACCGTTGTAACCCATTCACCATTAACTCGTGCTTTCACACTGCACGGAACGAGCCGGCCGTTAAGGCAAACAGACACGGGCGTCAGTGTAGCACCCCAAAGCGAAGGTTTCTTCAGGGAAATATGACCTGTTCCGATGTTCTTTTCAAGCCCAGAACCAGTCAAACCCAGTTTGGGGAGATTGACGCTGCCAGAGCCAACTCGTGTCGATATACCAGCACCAGTTAGCCCTATCTTGCCCATGTCTACGGTACCGGTTCCCTGGTCTGTGCCAAGAATCGTCGGTCCCATGTAGCCAAAGGTGGAAACACCCAGATCATCCAGCGAAAATGCCGCGTTCGCAACACTCGAAGAACTGATACCGAACTGAACACTGGCCATATCAGCACCGGTGTTAAATGTAGCTGTTGATGTCTGAATATCATCTGGAACAAAAGAATCAGCATTGTTGAACAATTTGAACTCAAGCTGTCCCGAACCGCTTCCACTTGAGACAAAGCCTTCTACACGCCACCAGTGACCTGTACGGATAGGAACAGCCGTACCGATCTGGCCAGTACCGCCCACACCGTCGTTGAACTGAATAAGACCAGCTGTCGACAGGTGCAGACTTGCTGCAACAGCACCGCTATCAGTCAGGAACTGGCCGATAATGGTTGTCGCAGAAGGCAGGGCATCGAAATATGCGTAAATCCGGAAGTAAAGCTTTTCTGCAGTTCCGTTGAGCGAATCTTTCCAGGAAATCCAAGCGATCTCGCCTGAAGAATCCGTAATGAACCTGGCAGCCATCGGCGTTCGGGCAGGGTGACTGTTATCGAACTGAATCGTTGCACCTGTACCGCGGTGAACGTTATCGAAATATGCACCGGAGCCGCCTTGCAGCGAGCTCTTGACATTGTTCAGACCGGAAATAAGACTGAATCCAATTCCACCAGGCTGATCGCCAGGGAGCAGATTATACTCAGGATAGTTTGTTCCTGAGTACCAGATGATGCCGCCTGCAGGTTTCCCCGCTTTAGCCCTGGTAGAGAATACACCGATAAGGTACTGAGACCACTTCTGCCACTCTTCGGGAGTTACTGGATCGCTGACGCCTTGCTGGTCTGCTCCCCATTCAAATATCCAGAACGGAACTGGTCCATGAACGGCGTTGTTGTCAGCCAGATCAGTCAGCGCTACAGTAGCCATGCCGTTCGGCTGGTCTATGTACCAGGGATCGTCATTAATGTACAAGTTTCCGTAAGCGTCGCCGCCTACAAAACGAACATGAGTGTCGCCCGGGTAAAACTGCTGATAGTTACCGCCACTACTGTGATTGGTAGCGAAATCGATTCCTGGATCCAGACCACTGCCAGCCGGAATTGAGGAAACGTATGCGGTCGGGTTCTCTGCTGCTGGAGCGTAATAGTTATACCAGGAAATATAAGCATTCGCAGACGCTTGTCCTGGATTAGCTCTGGCTTTGCCCGTTACGTCAAAGTCACCGTTTGCATTTGCTTCGGAGTCCATGACGATGATGGGGGCAGGAGCCGATTTTGATGCTGCGTAAGAACTAAATGCATAGACCGTTTTGGCGAAATTCTGGCGGTCAGCAGCAGTTTGCTGAAATGGGGCTGTGGAAGAACCCGGTTTGATGCAAAGCACAATCTTACAGCCGTTGTCGATCAAGTCTGTAAGATCATTTGGTATTGCCGACTGTGTTGTGTAATAACTTCCTTCTGGGACAAACCATTTCTGGACAACCAGAGCTGGTGCACCGTTTAGCCCACTAACAGGGCTTGGGTAAGTTATGCCACCTTTTACAATATCTATGCCGTTAGCGTACTGTGCAGTCTGAAGTCTGGTAAAGCTTGGGTTAACTCCTGTCCATGCCCATGTGGGCTTAGAACTGTAAACCAGTTTGATCGTCTGGTTGTTCGGGACGGAATATGTTCCTGGACCTGAACCTGCAGAAGAACCGTTGATAACGACATTAGTCACCGTACCACCAGTGACAACTACACTGACAGTTGGTCCTGTAAGATTTTTTATCGCTACGTTTGATACTGGTACTGGAGGTGTCCAGTTAAGAACGTTTAGATTGTAGCCTTTTTGCTGAGCAGTATGGCCTATAAGTGGCATCGGACCGCTGGCTGCTCCGCCAGTATTTCCAGTTGCGCCGCCTACAAGATCGACAGCGTCAACGCCTCCCTCAAAGCTGTTCTGAAGAATTACACCGGCACTCCCGACTGAAGACGCCGCGCCGGTACCTGCAAGTTTAGCTTTCTTGAGAATCACAGACCCAGTACCAAATATAAGCTGAAGTTCGACACCGGTACCGCCGAGCTTCATCTTATGCATGGCTATTATGCCGCTGGCAGGATCTCCTTCTTTTCCGGTCCCCGCCAATTTCATCTTGTGCATGCTGATCATGCCAGCAGCGAAGTTATACTCTTGTCCTGCACCAGCCAATCTTGGCTTATGCATTTTAACCGAGCCACTGCCTGAGACTTCGCCAATTTCGGTGCCTGTTCCTGAGAGACCAAGCTTCCCTAGATCGGCTGCGCCGGAACCAGCTATGCCTAGATTACCAGTCCCAGACAGCCCAAGTTTTCCCACGGCGACTACACCGCCGCCAACATCAAACTCGTCACCAGCACCTGAAAGACCTAGTTTGTGGATGCTGATCGTGCCGGCAGCGACATCAAACTCTTGTCCTGCACCGCCGAGTTTCATCTTCGGGAGAGTGACGAGGCCGAAACCAGAATCACTTTCCGAACCAGAACCTGAAAAACCCATCTTGCCTAGACTAACTGAACCAGAGCCAAGTTCCATTACGGTTCCGGCAGCAGACAAACCAAACTTGCCCATGTCGATCGAACCGATGGCTGGATTCCGCTGATTGCCAGCTCCTGACAAATTCATTTTAGGCAGATTAACCGAGCCATTAGCTGCATCTGTCTCGGTTCCAGACGCGGACAAACCCATCTTGCCCATGTCGATCGAACCTGAACCAGAATCTTCCTCAGATCCACTACCCGTCAATCCGAACTTGCCTAGACTAACTGAACCAGAGCTGATATTCGGGACTCTTGCGATCATGATGACCGCTTGACCGCCGCTTCCGGTTTGCAGGGAAGACTTGGTGGTCCAGGACAAACCCATCGTGTCAGAGATAGACGGAGGCGAACCATACATCCCAGAACTCAGGGCAACAAGCCATGCACCCGGCGGCGGAGTGAATGCCGCAGATGTCACTACTGAATTGTTCGTGACCGTAGCGACGGCAGGCCCGCTTGAATCCTCGAAGATAGAGTTGACGCCGTCATTCTTTACCTCGAATAGCGAAATGCCACCGGTGTTACGAGCATTGCTGTATCCGATGGTTTCCACAGTGAGTGCGGTTGTATCTGCTGACGACTTGCAAGTCGCGTAACGCCCACTGTTAGTCGAGTCGACGATGTTGTCGATCGCTGTAGTAATACCATTAACTGCAAAACCACTAGCGCTCGTGTTCAGAGCAGCACCGTAGATCCGGCTGCCGATCTCGGTAGGTGTAATTGACTGATGCTCGTTGATGTTAGTGTGGACGGCCGCGCCGTCCTGAGTTGCGGCGACGTTCGTCAGAACCAGAACGCGAAGGTTGATCCCATTCGAGATTTTACTGGCGGTTCCGTCGACCGTAACGGTCATGGACATTGCGGCCCTCCTCTCACCGGGCTAGAAGCTGTTACTCCGTCAGCGTGATGGAGAAAGACGTGACCGAGACATCTTCCGAAGCCACGATCGATGTTGACGCGAGAAGCAGGTCTGCAGTGCCGCCGGTAGCAGCGACTGAACCGTCGAACACGACCGACGTTCCGTCTGACTTGAGCACGCGGAACCAGGCGGCAGTGCCTGTCGCGTCAGCCGAAGTGTCGTCCGTGATGGAATTGGCCACAGCAGTGACGATCTTGGAGCCGGCCGAACCAGAAACTGTCGAAGCAGCAAACGCCGTCGCGTTGAGCGTCAGAGTTGCGAGAAGTGTCTGAGCACCAAGCGCTGTGTTGGCATCAGTGGGCTGGCTGCCAGTGTAAATCTTGAGTGTTCCGCCGTTGCACTTGGCAGCGACAGCGTCGACCGCGGCCTTGGCGGCTTCGTCAGAGAAAAACGGGTTGTGCGCCATTGTGTTTTCCTTTTTTTTGAGTCGGAAGATCTCTGTCAGAAACCGGGAGTGAAGACTGTGAGCCAATCGCTTGATGATGCCCGGTAAACTGCGCTGATGATGTCAGTTTTGTCGACCGACAAACCAGGAAGACCAGAGCGGCCAAAATTCCAGCCAGCAGGCCAAGTCACAAGATAACCGGCAGACGTAAGCTCCATCTGGATCCTGGCCGCATCGTAAGCGTTGATGGGTGGATTAATCACGGTATCGCCGGTCAGCGTCAGGTAGAACACATTGCCGCCGGCGAAATCAGGCGTGACTGGACTCGCGGGATAGAGCCGCAGAACTCTCGGCACAAATATGACGGGCATGATGATCCCATCCGGATCGAACGGATCGGTTGGTGGCTGGATCTCTTCGGCCGCGACGTTGATTCTCCAGCCTAGTTGTGCGATTTGATTCTGGATCGCGTCAAGGCCGAAAGAAGTGTTTGGTGGGTCGAAAGCCAGCCGCACTGAGTGGTAAATATACTGCTGAATAAGACCCAGCAAGCGAAGGTCAAGAATGTACGAAGTCCAGAGAGTTGTGTTATCACTGATAACAAACCCAGAGTCGTTACTGGCGCCCAGCTGCTGGAGAGACCCGAAAGCCGAGTTGATATGCATGATGATGTCTAGATCGAACGCGGTGTACTCAGCGTCAAAGCCAAGAACTTTCTTGACCGAGTCAAGAATGCTAGCGGGATTTGTTGTCATCGAGTCTCTCCAGCTGGATCACGTATTGATTACGCAGGAAACATCGTTCGTTCCCGCGTCGACACGATGAACAACGAACGCGTTGATCTGAGCAGGAACGGGAACCGCAACAGCGCTGCTGTAGCCCAAAGTCACTGGCACCGATTTGCCGTCGCGAGTGTCGACCTCGAGCTTGGCCGCTTCGTTCGAGAAGAAACGAACGGAAGTTGCGTTGGTAGGCAATGCGAGCGGAGTGCGCGCACTAGCGCCACGATTGAGAAGCATTGAATCCTCCTGATAACTAGACGAAGATGGAGTTGACGACGCAGCGCCGACCATCAGCAGGTACTGTTCGAGATCGCCTCTGTAGATCGAAACGTCGCATGGGCCCAACACCCCCTGAACTACGCGATTGTCCGTGAACTGCCAGAGACTTTCGTCTGACAGTTTTGGATCCGACTGTCCATAGGCCGCGACCCAGCGATGAAGTCCTGACGGAAGCGAACCGAGATGCGCAAGCCAGAATGCTGCGCCGGAGTAAACACCTTCCATCGCCAGTTTTGCGGACAACGGTCTGCCTGCAGCCGCAAGCCATTGCAAAGCACGGACTGACTGAGATCCCGAGCCTTCTTCGTCGTCGCACCAGATCGTGTCTCCCGGACGAAGACCTCCGTTGGCCGCAACTGTATCGGCAAAGAACTTGCCCTGTTCCTCGGCGTTTTCACTCGCAGTCATGTAGCCGTAATGGCCGATATACAGGCCGGCAGCGCGTGCTGCTCGCAGACTTTTTGAGTACGCCAAATCCACGTGAGTCGTGGAGTAAGTCGCGCGCATGATGATGACCGGATGCTTGCTGCCATCGGTTTCATATGAATCCCTGTAAGCAACCGCATTCGTCAGCGGATGAAACTCGTTCGTGTCTGCAATAAGCATAGTGACCTCTCCTGTTTTTTCAGTCCTGGCGTTGTGCTTCGAATTCCGCACTGTTTGGAGTTTTCACTTTGCCAGGATTGTTCAGCTGCCACGTCCGAACCTTCTCTCGCGCATCCGAAACTAGATCTTGATGAAAGCGAGACGAACCTTGTTCCACACAGAACTGGCGGTAGCAGGCAAGAACCTTTGGCAGCAAAACATCAGCTGCCCGGAACACAACAACAGGTTCGTCTTCTTCTACCGAACCGTTCTCGAGTGTTACGCGGCCGTACTTTCTGTCAATTGCCACGATCTCTCCTTACCAAAGTTTGGTATCACCAAACCGTCTTGGGACTAGCGGTTTTTCCAGCTGTTCGATAGACCCGAAGTGAATGGCGTTGTGTGTTCTCAGCGATGTCGAGATCAGGTATTCAGGATTCAGGATCTCATCCGCATGCGCCCGTACATCTCGGGACGAGATTGGATTCATGTGATGAATGATAATCTTCCTTGAAACCTCATGACCGCGGACGCCAAGATCACAACCAAGATCCCTTGCTATGACCTCTTGCCTGACTTGACGCCATTCGATTGAAGTGTAGAAAGCCTGATTCAGCCAGCGCTCGAAGCCAAAGGTTGCGATACCCACCTGAGCATAAGCCCGCAGGTATTTGTAACGCTCTTCAAGACTTTCGAAACGGCACAACTCAGTGTACGTCCGGATCATCTTCAGCCTCCGGATCTGGATGGCCTGAGTAAGCGCGCATCGCTTTGATCGCTTCGTTGTACATCTTCTCGACATTTGCCTGCGACGCGAGATTGTCAACCTTTGCTTGCAGCAGCAAGTTCTCGTTTGCGATTCGCTGTTGCTCGAGTCGTTCTCGCGATGAGGCAAGCTTCAGGTAATGCGTTATTACTTGTGCCGAAGCCTTGCCATCGCGGATCTGTTTCTCAGCAAGATCCACCGCAGCATTGATTAGCTGGTTCTCTCTTTGCTCTGGAGTTGTGGCCGGTGGACGTGCCTTTCTGGAAACTTTACGTTCAGTTGCCACACGTTCACCCCCACTTTCGTCGACTTTTGATTTTCAGCAAAGCGCTTCATGAGGAGACACCGCAGCGTTCCTTTGGCTTGCGGAGAGGCCGACAAGCTGAAACGGCCCCAATGGCGATTGGGGAAGCACCGTTCCGAGGGATACTACGGCGTCTCCACATGAGACTCTTTGCTGATCGCGGGAAAAACATGGGCTGTAATGAAATCGCATCTCGCAAAGGAGAAGTCATGGCAAAGTCAACACCATGTCAGACACCCGGCGCAGTTTACGGTGTTGCCATAACTGAAACCATGGTCGCTGTGGTTGTTGAGTTCGAGAAGCCGCTTAGTCTAACAAAGGCACAGCGCGAGCAACTCGAAACCAACATTCACAACGTCATGGAATTGGTGCTGGCAAGACACTACGAGCCGACAGACATCTGACTGCCAGAGAAACCCAGAGCACGATTAGTTGAGAACCTTACACGGGTTCTCAATTTTTCCGGATTGCCATGCCAGACCTGCGCCGGATGATCTTGGACTTTGTGCCAAAAATTCCGCCGGGGCAAATTTAGGCAGCGGGCGATGCAGGGGTG